CTGTAATTTAACCATCCTTGATTTGCATCAGCATATACTAAAGATATTGCTTGGCCATTTGTGTCAAGAATAACGTTTGCTGTATTTGCTTGTATTTTATTTCCGTTTGGAAATAAAGTTATGTTATTTGATGTAAATGTTCTAGCATAATCAACAATCGTAATAGAATCTCCAACAGCTGGACTTGCCGGTAAAGTTACTGTTACATTTGCAATTGCAGTATTTACAAAATAACCTTTACCCGTAACAGCAATAAAATTTGTATTCTGTACCGGTTGCCATGAAACTCCACCACCAGAACTTGCTGCTCCGGATCCTACGTTTGCCCATGCAGTACCATTAGCACTCTCTAATGTATTTAAATCAGTATTGAAACGAATTGAACCTGCGGTGTTTGCTGGCCTACTAGATGTGTTACCAGTAGGAACAATCAATGTAGAATTTGCTGAAACGATATCTGCTAGTGTTGATGTTTTACTCATTTTATGCTATGAATGTTCCTGATGAATTGAAGGTATGATAAACATATCCTCCAGTAATTGTTACTGTACCACCAACAGCTTTTTGCATATTTCCTGGATAACGGACTATTACAACACCTGAACCTCCACCGCCTCCACCGCCTCCAGAATAATTCCATCCTCCTCCACCACCACCACCGGTGTTGGTGGTACCAGAAACTCCTGCTGTTGCGCTGTTTGATCCTGCTCCACCTCCTCCAGATCCACCAGAACCTGCGTTTGTTCCTGATCCTCCGCCTCCACCGCCCGCATAATAATTTCCAAAATATGGCAAACCTGCACCACCTGGTCCCGCTTGTCCGGATCCATTGCCATTTGTTCCGTTTGCTGCAGCTCCACCGCCGCCGCCACCATCACCATTCGAAGAACTTCCTCCGGCCGATCCTTGACCTGAAGTTCCTGATCCGCCGTTTGTAGGACTATAACCATTATATGAAGCTCCTCCTCCTCCAGAACCACCAGATGTTGCTTGATAACCTGGAGCTGGAGATCCACCACTATACGTTAATGCACCTTTGCCTCCACCAATTGCAGTATAAGTAAATCCTGTTGTATTACTTCCGTTTGAACCTGTTGCTTGGTTAGCTGGAGGTCCTCCTCCTGCACCAACTGTAATTGGATATTGACTGCCAGAATTTGTTAATATATTTGATTGATATATTAAACCACCGGCACCACCACCGCCACCGGTAGATCCTCCACCCGAACCACCACCCGCAACAAGTAAAACGTCAACAGCATATGTTCCTATAATTGCGCTTGATAATCCACTATATGCAACCCAACCTTTATTATTATCAAAATATACTAAACTTAATGATGCACCACTATTTTGCAAAACAACATTTGATGTATTACCTTGAATTTTATTTCCATTTGGGTAAATTATTAAATTATTTGAAGTAAATAAATTACCATAATCTGTAAGTTGTATTTGCTGGCCAAAAGTTGGACTTGAAGGTAAAGTTACTATTACATTTCCTGTGGCAGTATTAACTCCATAACCATTACCAGCAACAGCAATGAAACTTGTATTCTGAACTGTTTGCCAAGAAACTCCACCTGAACCAGAAGAACTTGCTGCTCCTGAACCTACGTTTGCCCAATATACTCCGTTAGCACTCTCTAATGTACCTAAATCTGTATTATAACGAATTTGGCCGGCAGTATTTGCTGGCCTCTGTGCTGTGTTGCCAGTAGGAACAATCAATGAATTAAATTGTGGTGCTGAATTAGCTAAGTTTCTTGTTTTACTCATTTTATGTTATGAATGATCCGCTACTTGTATATGTGTGTATTGTAAAACCACCTGATGATGTTACTGTTCCACCCGTTGCTCTTTGTGAACCAGCATAAGATATGACAACAATGCCAGAACCTCCGGAACCTCCTGCAGGACTATTACCTGCTCCTGTTCCTGCGCCACCTCCACCAGTATTTGTTGATCCGCCTGTGCCTCCTGTACCAGCACCGCCTATACCTGATGCTGCTGATGCACCGCCTGTTCCGCCTCCGCCAGCTCCACCAGGATATGAAGTTTGTGTTGCACTTCCCCCACCTCCACCTCCACCACCTCCATAATATGTTGGAGAACCTGCATAAGAACTTAATGCACCTGCACCACCGGTTGAATCACTTGACCTTGCGCCGCCACCACCGCCACCAGCACCTCCTCTAGGAGAATTTCCTGATGCACCAGGATTTCCTTGGCCTGATGTGCCGGCACCTGGACTTCCTCCGTCACCGCCACCACCTCCGCCGGATCCTCCACTACCTCCAGCACCAGCTTCATCTCCACCACCACGTCCACCACCAATAGCAGTCATACCAAGTGCAACTGTATCCGAACCATTTGATCCTGGACTACTAGGAGCTCCTGATGCTCCGCCACCGCCACCACCACCGATTGTTACTCCATAAGTAACATTTGGATTAGCAACCATAGTTCCAATAAGAACACCGCCTGCACCACCTCCACCGCCACCACCACCGGCACCGTTTGGAGATTCACCGCCACCGCCGCCTCCGCCTCCGCCAACAATAACATATCTTAACTGATATCCACCATATTGATATCCTGATACACCTTGTTGCATATCCGAAAGTGTGTAAATCCCTTTACTCGTAAAACTGAGTGGGTTATACGCACCGACAGTTCTACCGTTACCTCTTGCCATTATGAAATAATTTCGTAACTTGCAGTAACGTGTGCAGTATTAGCTGATACGTTTGCTCTAATTGTATCACCTTCTACCAAATACAAAATAATATCTTTTGCTAATGCAACCAAAGTTGAGTTGGCAGGAACAGAAACACCACCAGCCAACATATAAGCACTTGCACCACGCAATACATCTACGTTTGCAGTAATAGAGTTTGCACCATAATTGGTAACAAGGACAGAGTTTACTTTAATGACAGAGTTACTACCACCAGCATTAGTTAATACGCCGGACATAGCTGCATTATTAGCCACAATATATGCGGCATTTGCAGTAATAGTAGTTACGTTTACGATGTTTGGTGCTGCCATGTTATCCTCCGAATACAATAGCCATTGCTATTGCTTTACCTGTTGAAGCAAATCTGGTATTTGCCTGTGCTTGTGTATATGTATTTGCTGTGGTTGCAAAAATAGTATTTGCATCCGTTTTAGTTAAAAATAAATTGTTTGATTGTACCTGTGTATAACCATTGGCCGCAACACTAAAATTACCAAAAGCAGTAATGGCAATTTCATCATTTGCATAAGATGGATTGGCCAACGAAACTGATGTTCCATTTGTTGCAGTATAATCTATTTTATTTCTGAGTGTTGAACCGTTACGAACAACAATCAAACCATCTTGCATATACGATAAACTGTTACCATATATATCTGAGCCGGTAAAGTTGGTTTGACCTGCGGTACTGGTGTAATAATATGTTGAAATAGTATTCTGTGTATTTTGTCCTTGAACATTAAATGAACCGAACGCAACGATACTCAATTCATCGTTGGCCAAAGCACCAGAAGTTAATTGAATAAATGCAGTATTTGTTTGTAAGTAATCTGTACCATTTCTAAGTGTAAGACCATTGAGTGTTACAAACAAATTATTTGGATTATAATTTAATGACAAACCATTAATATCTGTACCACCAAAAGATGTTTGATTATTACTTGCAGTATAGGTATATGTGGTAATTGTATTCTGTGCAGCAGTCAATGACATACTTTGGAATGTAATAACATCCAATGCATCGTTAGCAAAAGAACCAGAAGTTAATGTAATTGTTGTGCCGTTGTTGGCGAAGTAATCTTCTGTTGGTCTTAAAAATACACCATTCAAATATACAGAAAGTGCATTGACATTATAACTTAATGTTTGACTGTATGCATCGGCACCAACAAATATAGTTTGATTATTAGTTGCATTAAAACGATAATTTCTTTGTGTTGCATTTGCACCAGCACCAGCAGGACCAGGAGCACCAGCAGAACCAGCAGGACCGGCAGTACCAGTATCACCTTTAGGACCAGTAGTTGATATGACTTGCCATGTTGCACCATCATAAACCAATGTTACACTTGAACGAGAAATGTTCAACGCTAAAGTATCTGCAATACCTTGAATTGTTCTGCCGTTTGGATTAACCAATACGTTATTGTTTGACCAACCAGTATTTGGACCAGAAGCATCAGCGATAACAATTACGTTTGCTAATACTGGTGATGCAGGTAATGTAATTGTAAATGAACCTGCGGCCGAGTTAGCCAATAATTGAATGTTATTGCCAACGGTATAGTTAGATGTAACAACGTTCCAACTTGCTAATGAAGAACCTCCACCACCACTTCCGGTTCCACTTGCAGCAGAAACTTGCCTTGTACCATCAGCAAAAGTAATGCCCGTTGACAACGCACCAGTAAATACAATGTTACTTCCAAAGTTTGTTACAGTATTACCTGAAGAACCAACGCCAATGTTAATAACTGTATTAGAACCTGCAGCACCATAGTTACCAAGACCAAGTGTTTTGGTACTACCAGAAGCAACAATACCATTGGCGATTTCTGTATTACTTGTAACTGTGGATCTTCCAAATACTGTGTTGCTAGTTTGTGCAGTTCCACCATAAATGAAAGCACCCGTTGTTAATGCAGTACCAAAGTTAATAGCACCTGTTGTTTGTGCGGTTGATAAAGAAGTTGTACCAGCAGCTGCACCAGTTAATGATAGTGTGCTTGATGCAGTTAAAGCACCAGCAATTGCTGTTGCACCTAAAGATGTTGTTCCTGGTAAATAGTTTGTACCATCGGACTTAAAGTTTCCTGTGACAAATAAAGCACCATTTGATATAGTATTACCACTTAATACAATATTTTTGGCAATAACTTCCGCAGCAGTTTTATTTGTTGAAAATTGATTTACAAATCTACCTGTTGCACCAAGCATATACATCGTATTTGCCGCATCAGCATAATACAAAGCTTGTGGAGAATTTTCTTCTGAAAATACATTTCGTTTTACTTTGTAACTTGCTGTGGTTACATCCCACGGAGTAGATAAAGTGAATTCATTGATGCCTCTATATTGAGTACCAGTAATCCACATTTTGCTACCATCATTATTAAATGCTACCGCATTTCCTGTGCTTTCAATACCAGCAAAGTTATTTGTATTTGATGTGAAGGTAGCAGTATTAACACTCCATGGAGTGCTTAATGTATACATATAAACCGCATCATTGGCAGTACCAATAACATACATTTGAGAACCATCAGGTTTAAATGTTAAACCGGTTACAGTAGTATCTTGAGCTTGTAATGATGCAGTATTGGAGTTTACAATGAATGATGCAGTATTAATATCCCATGGTGTGGACAAATAATATTGAAACACTCTCTTATTTGCATTACCTAAAACATACATCTGTGTACCATCGGTACTAAATGCTAAATCTTGAGGTGAAGTATCTTGTGTATTAACTAAAACTGCTGCCGTATTAACCGAAGTGTTGGCGTTCCAAGCTACACTAAGTGGCGCCTGATATACTCTACCAGTAACACTACCGAGAGTATACATTATTGTGCCATCAGGTTTAAATGCTATACCAACAGGTGAAGTATCGGCAGTATATGCTAATCTATCTGTTGAAAGGTCCCAAGTTGTTACGTTATCATCTGTACCTGCATAATAAACGGCACTATTTGTACCTGAGAAATAAACAGAAGGTAAACGACCGGTAAGGTTTGCAGTTGAAGCAGTTAAGTTACCAGTAATGTTAACTGAACCTGTAATCGTTCCACCGGAAGAATTAAATTTGGTGTTGGCAGTTGCAAATGCAGCCCATGCTGCATTGTTGGCTGTTGTTATATTGGTGTTTTGTGTTAAATCTACGCCTTGTATAATGCCAATCGATGTATTCTGTGTATCATTAACCGATTGATAATCTCTACCATTAACTATAACAGAATTTGCAACAAGATTGCCTTTAAAGAAAGAAGCGTTTACGTTTGCAGTAGAAAACGATGCATGATTAATATTGACGTTATTATTTGTATCTAATTCTGGTGTGTAACCTTTAAAGAAATAATATTCTTTAGTTCCATAATCTCTGATAAGACCGCTATGAGCATTTGTTCCATCATTATAGTGTCCAGCAAAACCAATATCAAGAAGATCCGATGTGTAATTACCTACACCTAAAACCAATAACGGATCATTAATATTAAATGATTGGGTATTAGAAACAAAATTTGTACCAGCAACATACAAGTTACCTGTTACTGTAAGGTCATTGTTACCTGAGATGGTAACTGGACCAGTAATATTACCACCAGAAGAATTAAATTTGGTGTTAGCTGTATTGTATGCTGACTGTGCAAATTGATTTACTGCGGTGATGTTAGTATTTTGTGTAAGATTAACACCTTCAATAATACTAATGGAAGTGTTTTGATTGGTATTAATGGTTTCAATAGAATTGATTCTAGTATTTTGAGTTACATTAGTACCTTCAATACCATCCAATCTAGTATTCTGTGTTGCATCTACACCAATTGTTACGTTGGCTTGATTGTAAGCAGCTTGTGCTAATGCTCTTGCTGTGGTATCTGGAGTTGCTGAAGGATTTAATATGTTGGTGCCAACGCCAGCACCAGCTGCCGTTAAATCAATGTATGCGCCTCGAGCAGAACCACCTTGTTCAAAAATTCTTAATTTATTTTGATAAACATCAATTGTTACTCCGCCAGATAAAGTAGTATTTGTTATTGCTGGACCTAAGTATATTTCACCGCCTTCATCACCACCTTGTGTTAGTGCTCTGAGTGTTCCGGTGATGTTTAATTCACCATTAAATATAGCGCCGTTAGTATTTGCTAAAGCATTATTGGCCTTACTAAATGCGGCCCATGCAGCATTGTTAGCAGTAGTAATGTTAGTATTTTGTGTAAGGTTGGTACCTTCAATACCATCTAATCTAGTATTCTGTGTAAGGTCAACACTTTGAATAACTGCAATTGTTGTGTTTTGATTTGTATTGATTGTTTCAATACTTTGAATTCTAGTATTCTGTGTTGCATCAATACCTAAGCTAGCATTTGCCAATGCATAAGCAGAAGCTGCATATTGATTAACTGACGTAATATTTGTATTTTGTGTGAGGTCTACACCTTGAATAATACTAATTAAAGTATTCTGTGTTGTATCAATACCAACAGTTACGTTGGCTTGATTATAAGCACCTTGCGCTAAACCATTCGCACCATTAGCCGTAGTGCGAGCAAAGGCATCAACTGCCACACCAGCAGTAGTTTGTTTTGTACCATCGGGGAATACTAAAGAGTTGGCAAGAACCAGATTGTTATTCGCCGTGTCAATTGTAATGACACTTTGAAGTTTACTGAGTAGGCGTGGTAAAGAAAAGGCCATCTATTATTCTTTTTATGTTATTGTATTATTTATCAAGCGACAAAGGTGCCACTTGATGTGAAGGTGTGTATGGTGTAACCGCTTGAATAACTAACACTTCCACCAGAAGCTCTTTGTGGGCCCAAATATCGAACAATGACTACACCAGATCCACCAGCACCAGAATTAGTAACAGTAACACCCATTCCTCCTCCACCACCACCAGTATTTGATCCGCCACTTCCACCTGTTGCACCTGTTGTTGTTGTGGATGTTCCATTACCACCAGTATTTAATGCAGTACCTCCACCAGCACCAACTCGGCCAGAAGAATCATATGAGTTTGCACCACCACCGCCACCACCTAATCCGCCATTTCCTGGAGTTGCATTATTAGATCCTCCTCGGTTTGCTTGGCCTTGGCCTCCGCCACCGCCGCCACCAGACCAATAGAGAGAGGATCCTGTAATTGATGATATTGACCCATTTCCTCCCGAACCTGCGGATGTACCTGAAGCCGTACCACCAGTAGCACCAGCACCACCACCGCCACCACCTAAGTATGGGTCAGTAGATGTTGCTCCACCTCCACCAGGATTTCCTTGGCCAGCAGTTCCGCCTCCTGCTCCTGTTGGCGCAGCACTTGATCCTCCACCGCCTGATCCTCCAGATCCAGCAACTCCTGCATTATGGCCGCCGCCTGCACCACCACCAATAGCAGTTTGACCAAAAAAAGAACTATTTGTTCCGTTACTACCGGCAGTTGCACCACCGCCAATTACAGCGGCACCACCAGCGCCTACTGTTACTGAGTATGAAGTACCTGGGACAATTAGTATTGATGTGCCTGTGATTAATCCACCTGCGCCGCCTCCACCTCCTGCGCCACCACTAGCACCACCAGCTGCAATTAAATAATCCATTGCATAATTTCCTATTGGTGATGTTGGAAATCCAGAATAAGGAAGCCAACCTCTTGTAGTGTCCGTGTAAACTAATCCTAAGGCTGCACCGCTTGATTGAACATTGACGTTTGCAGTATTACCTTGAATTTTATTTCCATTAGGATAAAGAATAAAAGCATTAGCGCTAGCGGTACTGGCATAATCCATTATAGTTACAATATCACCTAAAGTTGGTGAAGATGGTAAACTTACAGTAACATTTCCTAATGTTGTGTTAACCAAATAACCATTACTTTTTACCGCAATAAAGTTTGTATTCTGAACTGGTTGCCATGAAACTCCACCACCACCAGATGAAGCTGAACTTGAACCCACATTTGACCAAGCACCTCCACCAAATCCTTCAAATGATGCAGTAGTTGTATTGAATCTAAAATATCCATTTGCACCAGTAGGTCGAGCACCAGTAGTTCCTGATGGAATAATAATTGCTGTGTTCTGAATTAGGCGGGAGTTATCTCTTGATTTTGTCATGGTATTATTTAAGCTGTAAAGGTTCCACTAGATGTGAAAGTGTGATAATAATAACCAGCAGAAGAAGATATTGTTCCACCTAATCCTTTTTGATAAGAACTAAGGTAACGAATAATCACAACACCGGATCCTCCATTGCCACCCGCAGCAGTAGGACCACCGCCCGAACCACCACCTCCACCTCCACCTAAATTTGGTGTGCCGTTGTTACCGCCATTTGCAAACGCACCACCGGCACCACCTCCACCTGAACCACCTGAACCGGCCGTACCTGAATTATATAAACCGGCGCCGCCACCGCCAGCATAAGTTGTGCCGTTTACCCATGTAGATCCAGCACCACCCGGTGGCGCAGTTCCTCCGTTGATAGCGGCATTACCGCCAGCGCCACTAGCTCCTCCTCCGGATCCTCCAGAACCTCCGGGAGATGCGTAACCGTTTCCTCCGGCATTTCCTTGACCAGATGTTGCAGAACCTCCGGCAGGAGCTGGAGTACCACCTGCGCCGCCACCTCCACCACCTGATCCTCCTGAATTTCCTGATGAACCTGTTGGTCCTGTGTCGTAACCTCCGCCACCTCCACCAATTGCGGTGGTGCCAAGTCCAGTAATGAGAGAATTTCCACCATTGACACCTTGTGCAGCTGAGCCGGCCGTTGGAGAGTTTCCACCGGATCCTCCGGAACCAACAGTAACAGAATATGTTGTTCCTGGTGTTACTAATGAATTTGAACCTGTGACATAACCTCCGGCACCACCACCTCCAGCACCGTATCTGTTATTATTAGGACCACCGCAACCTCCGCCGCCACCACCAGCAACAATTAAATAATCAATTGCATAAGTTGTGGAAGTTATTACAGCCCATCCGGTATTACCTGAAACATAAATTTCCATTGCGCCATTACTTGTATTCCACCTAATTGCACCATTAGCTGCAGCTGCAGGTCTTTGTATAGTGTTGCCTGTGGGAATATAAAATGCTCCGTTAGAACTACTAGCATCAATAATACCAGTAGCAGAAGTCATAATAATATTATTTAAACCAGTAGATACCACATTAGCTGCACTAGTAGCTGATGAAGAAGATACGGAAAGAGATTGTGCTATTTGTTGTGCTTTAGTTGCCATTTTATTTTAAGCTGTATAATTTCCACTAGAAGTAAATGTATGATAATAATAACCTCCCGCATTTGTTACGGTACCACCATTACCTCGTTGTGATCCTGACTGATATGCTATTATAACCACACCAGAACCTCCTGAACCTGAAGAATATCCAAGACCTGATGCACCGCCGCCACCGCCGGTATTAGGAGAACCATTTCCTCCGCTGCCACCACCACGATTTGGATTTTGTCCTACTCCTCCACCTCCATTGCCTCCAGGATTTGGTGCGCCAATTTGTCCGCCGCCACCTCCACCACCGTAATATGTTCCATTAATCCAGGAATATCCATCACCGCCATTATTTCCTGGTGAAGCCGAACCCGCTCCACCTCCGCCTCCACCTCCTGCAGCTCCAGGATTTCCTTGACCTGGTGTGCCTGATCCTGCTGAACCGCCATCTCGACCTGCACCACCTCCTGATCCACCGTTGCCTCCGGAAGCTGCAAATTGTCCTCCATATCCACCACCAACGGCAGTAAATCCTAAACCAGTTGTGTTTGATCCATTGTTACCTCCACCACCACTTGAACCACCACCGCCACCACCAATAACTAATGAATATACGGTGCTTGGAGCTACATTCACCAATGAACCGTATATTACTCCACCGGCACCACCTCCACCACCCGTGTAGTCAGCACCACCTCTATAATCACTTCCACCACCACCTCCACCAGCAACAACAATATAATAAATTGTATAAGTACCGTAAGTGGATCCTGGCCATAGTCCTGCAAAGTTAGATTGCATTTGGTCGGATGTTCTCCAAACTCCTGATGCACTACTAATAGTAGTCGGAACGTTATTAGCGGTTACAATATTACCTCTGAATGGCATCGTTTACCTTAACTGTAAACATCGTAAGAAACAGTAATATGAATTGAGTTATTCACACTTACATTTGCTCTTAAAGAATCGCCTTCATTTAAATAGATAGAAGAATCTTTACTCAATCCCATCAACATTGATTGTCCAGGTACCACAATGTTTCCGTTAATAAAATATCCAATACCATTCCTAAACACATCTACGTTTGCATTTACTGAGGATGAATTATAGTTTGCAATAGTTACTGTATTGATTTTGATTAACTGACCACTACCAGCAGAGTTCACGACAACGTTGCTCATACCTACCGTATTAGCAGACAACACCGCAAGGTTGCCGTTAACTGTGGAAGTGTTAATAATATTTGGCGTTGCCATTTAATTAACTCCTAAAGAAATTGATAGCAAGTGTTTTACCTGCTGTTGAAGATGAAGCAATCAATGCGTTTACTTCACTCTTTGTATAAACTTGTGCAGTTGTATAGGTATTGGCCACATTAAATGCACCAAAGGTATACACAACCACTTCATCATTTGCAGCTGCATTAAATGTTAGGTTAATATATGAACCATTTGCAGCAGTATAATCCACACCATTTCTAAGCGTAATACCATTTAATGTTGTAAACAAATTACCTGGTACATAACCTAATGAATTACCATTTACATCAGAACCACCAAATGATGTCTGACCAGTAGTAGCAGTATAAGAAAATACTGATAGTGTATTAGAAGTATTGACTGTGGTTGATGTAAACCCGTAGATATTTAGTTCATCATTTAAATCCGCAGCAACGGTTAATGTAATAGATGTTCCGTCTGTTGCTGTGTAATCTGTACCTGGTTTTAATGTTAAACCATTGAGTGTTACGATGATTGCACCAACAGTATAGTTTAATGAAACTGATGCTGAATCTGGTCCACTAAAAGTGGTTTGACCGGCAGTTGCAATATACTTATAGATATTAAATTGATTTACTGAAGATGTTCCACTACCAGTAGAGATTACATTACCATTTGCAGCCCAAAATAAACCATTGACAAAAATCTTATCTGCGTATACATTACCGGTTACACCAACACCACCATTAACTTTTAATGAACCTGTGGTATTTGATGTAGAAGATTGTGTTGAACTGATAATAATATTACCAGTAGTGGTTAAGTCACCTGCAAAAGTACCTGTTGTGTTGGCTAATGCATTGTTTGCTTTATTGTATGCACCTGCAGCCAAACCATTGGCGCCATTAGCTGTGTTATATGCAGATCCGGCATAACCATTTACTGCGGTAATGTTTGTTGCATTAGTATTACCAGCAGCATAAGCAGCCCATGCAGCATTGTTTGCCGTGGTAATGTTAGTGTTCTGAGTTAAATCTACACCTTGAGTTACGATAGTGTTTGCTGATGCTGTGTTGGCTTTATCTCTAACCCATTGGTCCGTACCAGAACCACCAGAAGTAATTGTTGCACTATTTGCCTGATAAAAACCAGTAATATCAACAACGTCACCAACAGATGCCGGGTTGTTTAATATAATTGTATTTGCGGTACCTGTGGAATATTCTGAAGAATCAATTGTCGCACCATTAACAACAACAGTAACATAAGGTGCAGTATAATTAACAAAGAAATTGGTTTGACTTGCATTGGCAGTATATAATTGCTTTTGAACTGTCAAATAATTAAAGAATGTTGTTGTGCCGCCACCAGTAATTGTATTGGCATAATTGTATGCTGATTGCGCTAAACTGATACCGGAGTTTGCAGTATTGTATGCTGATTGCGCTAAACTGTTCGCAGAGTTTGCTTGTGCAAATGCCGCATTTGAATATCCAGTAAGATAACTTGCTTGATTTGCTGCATATGAAGCAATACCTTGAATAGTATTATATAAATCATATAATTGAGCCGTTGCATTTGCCGAAGCTCCAATGTTTGGACTATTAGCAAATAATGAACTCGTTAAACTTGCACCAATAGTAATCTTTTTATTGATTGTATCGGTACTAATTGTTATATTATTGGAACCAACGAGAGATAAAATATCTGTATTGCTGGTTGCAATTATTAAACTAGAATTCGAATTGATTGTGGCAAAAGAATTTGTTGTTGCGCCACTAGAGATATAGGTGATTACACCTGATGCATTTTTATAATACAGTTTACCATCAGCGTAGTTTAACGCCAATTCACCTAATTCTAGGGAAACCGGTACGTTACTTGTTACACCTGATTTTCTTAAACGTATTGTTGTATTTGCCATCTACTTAAAAACTTCCGCCATCCTTTATTGTATCTGTTGATTCGGCTGAAAAAACATCTACTGTTTTAGTTTGTTTCGCATCATCAATCTTTTTACGCTTGGCAGGAGTTAATTGCAAATACTCAATTTTATCATTAAGCTCTTTGATTGTTGCTTGAGCTTTAACTAATTCATTTCTAAAAGTATCAACGTGCTTTGCTTGGCTTTTTATTGCTTCAAACTCACCACGTTGCTTTCTCAAATCATTCAATTCATTATTTAAGTTGGCAATAGTTGTATTTAAATTGTCAATTGTGCCATTTAAATTACTAACTTCTGTGTTAGATTCGGCACTCCTGTTTGCCTCAATGACAGACAGTTCTTCAATTCTTTTTGCTTGTTCCTCAATAAGTTCTTCACTAACTCTTGCATTTGCCTGCATTGAAATGTTTCTAACAATAACATCAGTCATTGTAGAGGTCATTATTTCAACATAGTGATTCAAATATTTTTCATTGCTCATTTCAAACTCCTATTATAAATTAATTACGAATTATTTAGAACGTGCCTCCATCAAGAGCCGTGGTCCATACAGGTACACCCGCATCAGTTGTTGTAAGAACTTGATTTGACCAAGTTTGGTCAGAAGTACCTGCAGCAGCAGTAACTTGTATAGCACCTGTTCCATTGCCGTATGTAATACCGTTTGTAGTAAAGGTTGATGCACCAGTACCGCCTTGGCCAACAGTCAGTCCAGCAATCGCAGCATATGTTTTTGCGGTTGTTCTACCATAAGCATCAACAGTCATCGAAGTAACTGTATTATTTGCCGCAGGAGTTCCCGTTACTGTGTATGTTGTATTGGCAAGTGATGTTAATCCTGAAGCGCCAGCAACTAATATTGCACCAGTTGTATATGATGTTGCACCTGTACCACCACGAGCATACCCTAATGTACCAGAACCAATCTGTGAAGTGTCGATATTGATATCAGCACCAGTAGCAGCAGTTACACGACCATATGCATCAACAGTAAGTGATGTAATTGTTTTAGCGGTAGAGAGTGCGCCAGTTAAAGTGTAAGTTGTGTTGGCTAATTGGTTGATTGCACCAGTTCCATTACCAATTAACAAACCACCACTAGAGAATGTTGCAACACCAGTACCGCCTTGTGCTACTGTCAAACCACTAATTGCTTGTGTTGTGTAGTTTGTTACACGACCATAAACATCACTAGTTAAATTGTTAATTGTTTGATTGGCAGCAACCGATGTGTTGATTGATGATACATTAGCTAATTGACCTAAACCATTTGTACCTGAACCAATAACAACTTGACCGGTTGCAAACGAAGATTGTCCTGTACCACCTGAAGCAACAGGTAATGCTGTTGTTAAGCTTAAAGCACCAGAACTAATCGTTGTGGCAATGACGTTACCCTTAAAGTAACTAGCATTAACGTTTGCGGTACGGAAACTAGCATCAGCCACATCAATTTCATTATTTGAATTGAGTGCTTTGTTGTAGTTATCAAATACATAGAATTCTTTATTGCCTGCATTACGGAACACACCAGTTGCTCTTTGTGAACCATCATTATATGCGCCAGCAAAACCAATATCAACTGCATCAGAGGTAGTATTGTTTGCAGCCAAATAAATCATTGGGTCTGCAACATTCAATGTTTGTGTATTAATGGTTGTTTGTGTACCGAGAACAGTTAAGTTACCATTAACGGTTAAACTACTATCAATAGTTTGTAAAGCAATTGGAGTGTTAGCACGAACAACAGTATTATCAACGTCAACAGTAACGTTATTATTTGTTACTGTCGAAGTAATACCTACACCACCAGTAAAAGTCAATGTGTCGGTTAAAAGATTAACCGCATCTGTACCAGTATCACCAGCAATATTTAAGTTTGTTGCAACAGAATTGGTGGTAATAGCAAGAACACGACCATTTGCACCAACAGTAACAGTAGGAATTTGCGTAGTAGATCCGTATGTGCCAGCAGTAAGTCCTGGAACCGCATTAAGAGCAGCATTCAATATGATGGCGGCCGAACCATCAAATGATTGTGCAGATGCAGTAATATCGGTACCAGAAATTGAGAAGTTTCTTGCATTAGTTAATTGGTCTGCTTTATCAGCAATACCAGTTAATCTACCAGCAAAAGTACCGTTAGCATCACGCCTAACTAGAGTGCTAGCAGTATTGGCAGCGGTTGCCGCATCGATTGTTGAGGTATAGTATTGACCACCAACGTTAACAACGCCGTTTCCTGTAGGAGAACCGATGAATAATGTATTCGATGAGTATGAATACGCAAATTCACCAGCAGCTAACGAGGTTGGTCTACCTGTGGTTAGCGAGCGTTTAATTAAGATATTAGTATTGGCCATTTCTCAAATTCCTTTTTTTATTTTTTGTTTGCCATGTGCTATTTATTAAAATGTTCCACCATCTACCAGATTAATGACAGCGTTGGAAATGTAATTTGGACCACCGATTTCAATAATCTTTCCGGTACTATTTCCAATAAACATCGTATTGGATGCAAAAGAATACGCCAATTCACCATCGGCCAAATCACTTGGTCTGGTATTTGCATAAGAACGGAGTATTTGTATGGTGGTATTAGCCATTAGAATGTTCCCGCATCAACATTTCGTAAATCTAATGGTAATGTACCTGCATTTACAACTTCAAAGCTATTGGTATTTGCAATATAGGTGATGACATCACCATCATTGGCACCAGCTAATTCTAAATCAGTTGCACTTTTGAGTGTTCTTGTACCACCGTAATTAATTCCTGTAGCTGTAGGTACGGTTCCTGTACCAACTCTAACTTGAATTACTGATGGCTGTGTGACTGTAACATTTGGCATTAATTACCTCGTTACACGGGGTGAAACTTCTATAATTCCTTCTAAAATTCTTGTTTTCACATTGGTGCTGGCATCAGAAATGACGGCATCGTATACATAACGACCGGGAGCTATATTGGCTGTGGTATTAGAAGTTAATTCCAACGTAACTGTGCCTAATCCTACATTAATTGAACTAGAGAACGTTGCGGTAGCATTTGCGGAATAATAGGATTTACGCATTTGACTGGATGCGGTGTATCCGGCAAGATTGTAGGTCTCGCCATATACATCATCGAGTGTAATGGTTGTGGTAAATGTTGTACCTTGTTCTAGGTATAGATTACTGTATGCGGCCGGCATTTATGTTCCTATTATGTTCCTATGGTATATTTATTAATTCCCAATTGAGCTCAGGAGTAAATTCGCTTTTTGGACTTTTGGATTTCGCCTCCGGAATTTTGAGGCCGGAACGCAAAATTTCGAATTTTTACTTTTTGAGTTTTTCTACTTCCGCACTCAATTCTTTAATTGCTTCAACCAGCAACGGAATTACTCTTTCATAGTGAATTGTCATATACTGACTGTCAACAGGTGCAGCTGCAATAATCTCAGGCAACACTTTTTGCACTTCTTGAGCGGAAAGACCAACTTCAAGTTTATCTGAATAACCAAGCGATTGTGCAATATCATTGGCTTTATAGTAGAATCCATTAAGTGATAATACTTTTTCTAAAGCACTTGGAATATTATCCATGCGATTTTTTAGTCGGTCGTCAGAATAGTATGAAGTAATGTTATTTGCAGCTAAAATCTCACCCGTGTTGTTATTTGCAGCAACACCAACACCTAATGAGTTAAATCTTACGTTTGCAGTAGTGTGAATATTCTGTGGTAATGACAATAATACGTTACCTGTTGAATTATTTGCAGTAACTTGGTTTGTTGTGCCTGTAAGTGTATTAACTACTGCACCACCAGCAATCTGATTTGCGGTTAAAACACCAGTAATTTGTGTGTTAGCAATGGTTGCAATTTGACCAGAAGTAATTAAACCGGATATCTTGGTATTTGCAAGAGAAGTAATCCAACTTGGATTTGCATATGAACCTGATGTGTATACACCATTAGTTACTGTTACAGCATTGTTGGCAGTAAATGCATTTCCTGTAATACTTGCATTTAATTGACCAGTAGTAACAGAAACAGTTAAACCACTCAATGTGAGTGTTCCACCAATCGTTGCATTATTTGAAACACTTAATGCTGTGCCTGAACCAATAATGTTTGCACTAGTAATATTTGAACTGAGTAAGGTTGTTAAACTATCAACACGAAGCGTATTTTGAACATATGCAGAAGAACCAACACCTTGAACACTTAACTGACCAGCAATAGTGGCATTATTTGCAACTTGTAAACCAAGCGTAGGAGAATTCAGATACAATGTACCTGTTGGTTTAATATAGTTATTTGATGCTAAATCGTTATTTTCTCTAAGGAGATTATTGGTAGTTACAACCCAATCACCGAAGGTATTAGCATAACTTAAAAGTGATACCGTATTAGCCATTTGATTTACCTAATAATTGCAACAATAGTTGTTTAATTTCTCGCATATCTTCTTTGACACCATTAATGTCAGATTTCATGGTATTTATTTCATGCCTCTGAGCAGCTAAAAGATTGCGTTTTGTTTGATATTCTTGTAAACCATTTGCATCACGGTTAATAAGAGCTCGTGATGTTGTATCACGAATTAAAGTTGTACCTGTTACTTGAACTAAGCTCATATTACACCGTTGTATTTACGTTAGAAGGAAGTGCAATAGCACGCATATCAGTTAAGAATGGCACAGCAGTTTTATCTGATGTGGTTAACACAATCTTAATTGCAAATTGACTAAAATTGGTATACTTTTGACCAGTTGTGCTTGTATATGAAATAGAACCATTTGCAGTATTGTTAATTCCTGGTGCAAATGCATATTCATACACATCGGTTCTTAATTGTGAATAAGTTGAATCACCAGAATTGATGATGGTCATTAACTGCCATTGACCTTCTTCAAATTTCTGTGTGTCATTTCTATTCAAAAGTTTGTAATAAACATTAATATTGGTATTAACTGGTCGATAAGCACTTAGATAAACAATTAAGTCACCAGAATCAAATCCTGCATCCAATACAACTTTCTTAGTAAGATACTTAGAAAAACCAGGACCGCCAGCAGCAGAAGTTTCACCAGTAAAGATTGCAGTAGCATTTGTGCCTGGAGTTGTATTAGCATCAGCAATCGTAATTGTTGGTGTTGTAATATAACCAGAACCTGGATTAGTAATGTAAATGGATTGAATTGTTCCGTTTGCTACGTTAGCAGCCGCAGTAGCTTGAACACCGTTTTTACCTGTTGGAGCAGAAATAGTAATTGTTGTATTGCCAGTAATATTATTACTGTAATTTGTACCAGCATTTGTAATAGTAATTAAACTATTTGACAATTCACAATTATTGATATTCCATTTAACTGCATAGGTTGTTAAACCTGCATCAGAAATAACAGGAGATACAGTATCATCGGTTGATGTTAATTGTGCATATAAAGTAAATGAATTATTGGTATTTGCCAATAGAATTCTTTCGCCTTTACCATCATTTAAATAAACATCTTCAGAAGTTGCAGTACCAAACTTACCTGGAGTTACGTTGGTGATTGGTGTAATTGAACTATCAGAAGCCAATGTTGCAGAATAGGAGTAAGAAATTCCTGTTGTAGTTGGAACAAAATCAGTTGTGGTAATATTAAATGCGTCAACTAAAATATCATTGTTTGAAACCGCATCAGCAGTAATTGAAATATTATTTGCGTTTAATTGATATTGCAACGATTGGTCAATCAATGTTCTTTGTGGTAATTTTTTAGGAACAACATAAGAAATTGTTGGAGCCGCACTTGTATTAAATACGCAACGATCCAAAGTAAACATTAATGATTGATTTTGGTCAGTAGTCCACGTTTGTGCATTTTGTGACAAGAACAATGAACCAACATATGGAGCAGAACCAATTTTAGTAAGTATTGAAGGTGTTGCATCGGTTGGCAAATTCTTAATAGAAGAAGCAACCGCAGTATCACCACCAGCAGCCGACCATAATGTGTATTCGTTACTATTTGTTTTCAACATAAAGGCATACAATACACCAGGTTGAATATAAATTGGCGAATTAAATGCAAATTTGGTTGAAGCTGTAGTATCCAAATATTGTGGAGATTCTGAAACAACAATATCACTCGGATCTAAAGTAACAATAGAATGATCCAAAGTTTCACCATTTGGATAACCATTTAATGTACCTACGATTGACAAAGTAACTGGAGTATTATCTGTTGCTTTGGTTCTAAAGAAAACTTTGATAGAATCCAAAAATAAACCATTTGGATAATTATCTTTAGAAATGATAAATGTTTGTGCAACAGGATCATAAGGGCTATAATTAGTTACAGTTGAAGTAACATTTCTATTCTGTGATGATGTAAATGTTCCTCTAGCACCTGCAGGTGAAGCACCAAAATCAAGTGATTGTTGCGTTGTTTGTAATCCTTCTGCAAAATATGTGCTTTGTGCAAATGATGTTGAAGAACTTGGATTTGCATTTACACCATTATCAACACGGAATACTCTTTGACCTGTATGAAATACATTTCCTGGTAAATTAAATATACCATAGAAAGCACCAATTTCATCGGTAGTAAATGAACCTATTGAGTAAATATCTGCATTTGCAGTTACTACTGATGTTGACAAGAATGCTGTTTGATTCGCACCAATGTAATTTGTAATGGTTGCAGAACCGCCTGTACCAGTATTAAAATAAATCGTATTACCTGTGTAATAACCATCAGTTGATGATGCTAATACACCTAATCGAACTTTGTTAGAACCTGAGCCATAAGAATTTACAAGGCGGCCACCAAAGTGTGAAGATGATACAAATGTACCTGAAGGTTTTACATAGCCATATGCAGGATAACCACCCGGACCAAAAGCATCCATTGCAAGCTCAATTGTTCCTGTGGTTGTATATGTTGTTGTGTATGGATCTGCCGCAACATACAATCGTGTATTGCTACCACTAACTTTTGTACCAATAATTCTAGCGGTACCAGTAAATACGCCACCGCTTGTATAACCAATTACACCATCGTCAGGGAAAGTACCAGTTACATTTGACAACTCAATGACGTTTGTTTTACGAACATATTGTTTTACATCAACATTATCAAACAAAGTTTCAACTGGAGTATTAAACAATAGTTGTTTTGCACGAACCGCTACTTGTTGAGCACGAATAAATGGTAATACTGAAATGTCAGTAATATAATTATTATTAAATGCGTAGGTGTTATCAATTTTATCATATGCACCAACGGTGGTAGTTCTTGATTGTTGTAAATTAGTAACTGTTGTTGTTGCTACATAACCAACACCACCAAATGGAGACCAATTAATACCGTGGCCTTCAACTGGCCCGGATGTTGTTGTGGTTGTTGTACCTGAAATTGTTTTCCAATCTCCACCAGAAAGAACATTTAATGCTTGTGAATTGGCACGATAAATTTGCAAATTAGGATCAACAACCAATAAAGCCGGTGCATAGTTTGTATCAACCCAATTATCTACGTTTGGAGATAACGTTAATATTCCTTCTCTTGAAACAAATGAGAAAGGATTAAGATTGACTGCTCGTGAAGCAACCTTTTGAACCACAGCATTTGCGGATGTATATGGTAAAGTAAAGAAATTTACATAACCATCAGATTTAACTGAAAATCCTAAATTGTTTAATGTTGTGGCTGAAGGTTGCGCTAAATTATAAACTAAAGCACTTGATTTTAATTGGAAGTTTTGAACTGCCTGAGATGCAGTCATTTTACCTTCACGGCGATTAATTGTTGCAAAATAATCTGGATTGTTTGTATCTGCCGTTGCAAAGCCAGAAAAGTCATCTACTAAAATACCATTTTTAAACCTATTTAAACCAAATGCATCAGAAATTTGTAAGTTCTGTGCGTTCTGTTCCAATAAAGATAATGATGTATAATATTCTACATTGTTAATTCTATCTTCAAGACCTGCAATATCTTGCATTGTATAACGCTTGTGTTTAACTTTATCAATACTTAAATCGGGAACGAATCCGTTAGGTGCTTCTGTTGGAACATAACCTGTATAAGGATTGTGTGTAAGTTTTGCAATTACTAATGCACCATCTGGTTCAGCTGGGAATATTGGATTGAGCGAAGGTGTTCCTTCAATGATACCAAAACTTCTATCCTTAGTTAAAATAAGTTTATCTTTTCTTCCAAGATAATAAGAGTAATCACCAGTAAATGTTGATAAGTCAACAGGTAAAAATACACCTTTGTTTGATGCACCATTAGAATAACGTAATGACCATGCGGCCGTTGCATTTGTTCTTGCAGGCCTAAAGTCAATACAATCTCTCAATGAGTAAACTGTACCTGATCCGGCAATGTATTGTGTAATTTCTTGATAGTTTTCATTGGTGTAAGAATTTACACTAAAGAATCCGTCACCACCTGAATGCTGATAGTAATCAACCATTACAAGAATATTACCAACTGGTTGTGAATAACCAGGTTTTAATGTAAGGAATCCGTGGCCATAATGGTCATCTTTTTGATTACGATTAAAAACATAAGAATTAGTAATATCATAAGTGGCATTTGTTAACATTGCCAACGTAGGCGCCGTATTAGCATCTTTGGTATCAATAATCTTAACAACTCTCTTAACATCTGACAAATATAACGATTGTTTTTGACCAGCTGTTACCAATCCACCTTTTCTGATGTAAATTTGGCCAGTAGATGTTGTGGTTGTGTCATCAACAAAAGTATATGCATCAACAGCAGTATTACTTGAATTAATTACGGTAGTGTTTGCACGAATTAAAAGTTTGTTTTTAAGAATATGACCAGTATTTTGTCCGTTTTGAACATATACTTTTGCATAAATTGTTGCAGTAAATGTACCACCAACATCGGTAGCAGTAAGTGTTGCAACAGATGAATCATTATTTAAAACAATACTACGACCAGCAGTTGTCCAAGGAACATTGTCACCAACGTTTAATGTGCAACCAGAACCAATAGCAGTTACAACAACTGTATAGTTTTGTTTTTTAACATCACTTGAAAGTGTTGAATTTCCAGATCCAAAATGTTTGACCACATTAAGATAATCACCTTGATAGTTTAACTGTGCAGCAAAACCTGAACCGGTAGAAGTAAATGCTACGGTTCTCCATACTTGTTGTGTAGTGTAGGATGTGTTTATTAATGTTGAAATATAAGGACTTCCGACAGTAAATATTAATTCTGGTACTGTTGGATTTTGTAATACTGTATCACCAATAGTGTTATTGCCTTGTTTGCCTACGTTATTAATATTTGCAGTAGCAGTAATTGTTGCAGGATAAGAAGATTTTGTTGCAGCAACCAAAGTTTCAATATCAGCAGTATTGAATAACAATGTGAAAGCATCGTTTGCTGAAGGTGTTACTGTCCAGTTGGTGTTTAATGTTGCAACTTTTGTTACACCATTATATGATGCGATGGTTCTAATATCACCAGCATCAGCACCAGAAGTAATTGTAATTTCAACATTTTTATATGCATCGTTGGCAGATGAGAATGTGTTTGGTAAAGTAATTGTGCTGGCCGTTGCAGCAACAAGAGTATTACTTAATGCTTGATTTTGAATAGAACTTACATATGCTTTATACACATAAGTATTTGATAATAAATCGTTTGAAGAACTATTGTAAATTAAACCACGAATATTTGCAGTTGCAACTAAAGTAGAATTATATGTTAATGCGTTGGCCGTTGCAATGTTTGCCGCTGTTACGCAATGTAAATCAATTTGACCATATGTTGTTGTATCGAAGAAAGAAGCATTTGCACCTTTTACAGTATCAACATAAAAATATGAACCATAATCAATAAACACGGGAGCATTATTTGATGTGGCTGTTGTTCTTGCTCTTTTTGAAGTAATATCGGTTGGTGATTGGTTTTCTAAACGATAACCGTGAACATATGCAATACCTCTACCAACACTCATCAAATAGGTACTATTGGCTGCATCAGCAGTATTTGCTTTTGGCGTTAATTTAAAATCATTAACAATGTAGTCGCCATTAGTTTCATAATCACGTTTAGCAAAATAGTCATCAATTACGTTGTAAACTGTGCCATTAACAATTTTAATAATTTCACCAGCATCAATACGAACCAGTTCAATGAATGTGTCATCGTTACCTAAAGATAATGGACGAGTTTCAAGTGCAAGTGAGATTTTATAACGGTCTGCGCCTGGTGCTTGATAGTTTGAAGCACCTACCGCAGGATCCAACAATGTTGCATCTTGTGTAAATCCAATGATAGATTCGGTAATGTTTAAACCAACACGAGCTGAAGGAGTATTGCTATATTTTGAAACCACAACAGTTTGTGGATTAACTTGAACGAATGTTCCGTTAGAAATTTGAATGCCATCAGCACGGGTATAATTACTAGAAATGTAAAATACACCTTGTGCAATAGAAACAACTGAACTTAAACCAGTAGAAGCACTAGTAGCGGCTTTAGCGATTGCATTTGAACCAGTAACGTAGATAACATCACTATCAGTAAATTGTGTACCAGTTTTGTAAGAGAGAATTAATGTAGCTGGATCGGCAGTAGCAGATGTTCCTGTGGCTGCAATCGCAACCAACACTTTAGCTATTACTGTACCTGTTGCATTTTGAACAGTTTGACCATTAAATTGAGTAATATCAATTGGAACATTATTATATGTTGATTGTAACTTAACATAAGAACAATTTAAGTTCGTGGTTAATTGCCCACCAGTTACAGGAGTATTTTGTTTGAAAATGTTGTCCGCAAACTTGGTAACTTGGTCTTGCAGGATAGTTTGTGCCTGTGTTAACTCACGAGCTTGAACCGCATAACCAGGTTTAAAAAGAATACGATGGTAATTTTTCGATGGATCAAAATCATCGTAGTATGGGTCAACATTAAAATTCTGCGGCATTTTTTTCCCTTAATAACCTAAAACAAATTTGAATTGTTCTATTCCGTCAGCACTTCTTGTAACAGCGCTTCTATTTTGAATTGCAGCAAGATAACCTGAGTATGCAACAAAATTTGGTTGACTAATACCCAATACTGTTCTTGCCGTTCTTGATACACTTCCATAACCTGAAAGATTGGTTATTGGAATTCCTTTTGTATTTATTAGCTTTACCACATTGGTTGTTGAATTAAAACTCAATACTGTTGCAGAGAATGTTGCACCATCGAGTGATGGGCCTTGATAAAATACTTCATCTGGAACAAAAGCACCAAAACCTGTAGCTACTGTAATATCAGTTGTTGTGCTGTAAATACTACCGTTTGCTGGATATGGCGAACCACTCTTTGTGGTAGGATTGATTAGAATACCAACTTGACGATAATCAATATCAGTTGGAATAATACCACCTTCAGTACCATTAAATTCGGCAGTCAACATTACGTTGGAACAACCCAATTCTGATACGTTGTCAAATGCATGGCCGCCAACAGGACTGATAGGACCAATCAAGGATGCATTTGCGCCAGTAGAGCTAACAATAGATATAGCCGCTGTTGTATAATTCGTTCCTGAGTTCGTTACAGTAATATCGGTAAGTATACCACCAGTAATATTAGGAGTGGCAGTTGCACCGGTACCATCTCCAGTAATTACCACTTGAACCGATCCATCATTTGGATATCCACTACCACCATTTATAACATTGATTACTTCAATATCACCTCTGGCAGCCGTAGATTGTAAAGGATTAGGAGTATGACTACCAATAGGAACTGGTATCCAAGTGCTATCCATAAAGGTTTTCTTTGAACCCACATCGATGGTATACATATATTTCCATTTGTATCCATCGGTATCTTGGTAAATATTGTTTGTTCCGTAGTTTCCTGGTTTGAAGAATGGCTCGTTTGTTGATGCTGCGCCATTATTATTCCACAAACACTTGAAAACTTGGTCGTAACGATTTCTTACAAAAAAATGTTTAAGTAAAAATCCATTACTATCTTTTGCAAACATATCAACATCATCACGGTAATAATCATATACCGTACCAGAAGTCCAATCATTTCTTTCAATTACCGGACTAATATTGTTTGACAATATTTCTTTGGCTGCAAACATATTAGCAAAAACACTTCTCAAATAAACTTGGCTTTGTTCAGGTACGGGAGGATTAAGGTCATCAGCCCAAGGAAGAACCCTAGAAAGAAACACATAAGTTGTGCTAATCGGAGTACCAGTGATTGGCAATACCGCAGTAGGTGAGTAGTAAGTTTGCTCTACTTGAGCAACTTTTGCATTATATGTAAGTAGTGATTGATTTGCCATGATTTATTTATTAAGCCTTGGTGATAGCTACAAAGGTATTTTGTGCCGTAGTATCAATACACATATATCTAACTAAAATGGTTGAAGTTGATGGAATATTATATGTCGTTGCATTAACTGTCGA